ACATTACTTGATGGCATTTTGTATGCGCTGTTAATAACGTTGGGGTCTGTAAACGGATCGTAACCTATTGCCATAAATACCTCCTAATACTAAAAAAGGCCACACGTTATTCGTGTGACCTGCGTTTTATTGCTATGGTCTGATTCTCTTATACTCCACTGTCGCACAATGTCAATACCACTCCCAACTCTGTTCCTCGTCACCCAATTTACCACTCTCCCTTGCCTTAAGTTTTCGTTGCGTCATATGACTATATGATCGGAAACAGGCATGGTGTAATCTTCTTTGAATCATCACCATTTTGCCTTCCGGGAACTTGTTTAAGAGAGTGTCGATTAGCTTCATGTCCGAACAGTAAGAAGGGAAGTCTTTTTCCTCGGTAAACCCACCCACTTTTAAGATATCCTTGGTTTTGACCATGATGTCTCCGACATCGACCACGCCGTTCATGGACTCGGTCTGGCCGTCAAACTGCATAAATGGAATCGCTTTGCCTTTTAACTTGGGAAAGTCGTCGTATTTTACGTTAGTGGGATCGGTGTCTAAATGTAGTATTCTCCCCGAATAAGTGATAAGTACATCAGGTGTTTGGTGTCTGGTAACGTGTTCGATTAAGAACTCCGGGTGGTGAACGGAATCATCGTCAAAAAAGCACATCAATTCTCCGGTAGCCTTTTTAACACCCTGATTCCGGTTAATGGTGTAATAGGGTTGGTGTCCGTTGTTGATGTATTTAATTCGCTTATCCTGGTACTTCCCCACCACATAAGAAGTGTAATCAGTAGAACCATCATCACAAATAATCATCTCCCAATTCGGGTAAGTCTGTCTTAACGCCGATTCAATCGCTAAAGGTAAGATGTCCTGACGGTTATAAGTCGTCGTGATGATACTCACTTTTTGCATAAGATATCAGCCTCATCAATAACTAGATACCAGTAATCAGTATCGTAGTCGTCTTCTTCGATGGCATTCCCTACCCAGGCTTTAGGTAAGACTTGGTCTCCAACTTTAATCTCCTCACACTCTTTGCCCACAGCCACGGCCTCACCCCAAATACCGGCCATTTTCTTTTCCTCTACAACCTCGGTGGGCAGGGCTATTCCCCCCTTACTCTTGGTTTGTTTAAGGCTTTTAACTAGAACATGGGAACGTAACATTGTTGGGAATTTCATATCCATTTCTCCGCATTTAATAATTTAATAATACTGGCTACTTCGTCACTGGTTTTAGTTTCGGTCACTTCTAATAGAGCGTCTAAATTAGGCACGTTTAATTGCTTGTGAGTTATGTAGTCTCTGGTTTGGTTTTTTACCGTGTTCCACAAACTCCACAATTGATCGGGGTCAGTTTCCGGCCAGTTTAAAAGTTTCCAACTGACAGCCAAACGATAGAGATCGCCAATGTCGTCGTGCATTAACATATGTGATCTGACGGCGTACCGGTGATCAAACTGACCTCGTTTAATTAGAACCGCATCTCCCAAAGCGATAATCATTTTCCCGATCTGACTTCTGACCTTTAAGTAATCCGGGTTTTCCTTCATTAGTTCGTGCTTACCAATAATTAAACTCACCACCCGTTTATTAAGTGACATAACGGCGTCCCAATAGGGAATTTCCCACGGGTTCCATTTTGGAAGTTTTAACGGATCGCCTAAAATGAGTTGATTAGCATAAGATATCTCCCACCACATCTGCGTTGGGGTCACTTTGGCTAGTTCTTGACTGGAAATGAGTAAAAACTCCAGAGGGACAGACGCTGCAATGCCCCTAAAACGGGTTTCTTGTTCGGGGGTACTATCCACCAACAGTAAATCTAAATCGTTTATGGGATGCCCGTTCAATAAGTAGCCCTCTGACTTCGCGTAACTGCCAAAAAGTGCCAAAGTCTTAAATCCTTTTGGTAAGGCGGCATCGATTATCTTTTTTAAATCATCTTTCATAGATTGGAACTCCCATGTTTTGTTTGGTATCTCTAACTTTTAACATTCTGGTTATCGTGGGACAGATATCAGTCAGTCCGACAATCTTAGTTTGGCCTTTGTGTTCCCAATCGATGAGTAAAGCAAAGCCCATTTCCGTTTCTAATTGCGGAGTAGCTAACTGATACCCATGCATTGAGTTGGGCGCGTCTTTCGTGGTGTGGAAGTGACACGGGTTTACTAAAACTCCGGGGTTCGCTGCCCAAATCAAATCACCCTGTCTTTTTGAGGGTGAGTCAATAAACTTGCCATCCATGAGTCTGGGGTCTTTAATGATTTGCGGTTCGACTCTTTTATTGAACACCCAGAACTGAATCGCAGCTGAGGATTTCAAATAGGCGTAATCCCATCCCTCTGTGTATGGTGGATACTCTAACGGAGGATCGATTAATTTAGTCACGTTGGTTTGCCCATGGTCGCCAAAGATTAAAAGATTAACGTGGTCGTACCACTTGCGGGCTTTCTCAACAACCAACTTAATCTGCCCATCAGCCCAAAGTAGAGTTTTTTTCATTTGAACCGGATCTGAACCCAAGTAGTGTGCCTTCTGATCTATTTCACTGATCTGCCAGTAAGCGAAATCCACGCCCCGTTCCAGTTTCTTTAAGAGTTGGGTTTGTCTTGACCCGTGAGTGGTGATTCCGTCGTATGATCTGATTCCTAACGCTAAACACGCCTCAAACGCCCACTTCTTTTTGTCTCGCATTACGTCCCAAATACTCTCAATTACCTTCCCATTGTCCAGGTTTACAAAAGAGTCTTTTTCCGTATCAGGAGTCTGGTCTTCACTCATGCATAATCGGTCTCTTAAACATGGGGGGATGTTGAATTTCGGTTCATAGTAAGCCCGTTTATACCCTGGCGGCATAAGACTCATGGCAAAGTAGTTACCTGAGACTTCTGGAGGAGACCCGGTCATAAAGCACGTTCTCTCACAATACCCGCCCTGATTGTAGAGTCTTTTGGCGTAGAACCCGTCTGAAATTAAAGACGAGACAAACGGCATCTCTTGAGGGTAATCATTTCTACCCGCGTCTAAAAGAATTACGAGATTGAGTTCACTAGGTCTAGCCATAGTTTCCCACCTGTTCTAATTGAATAATTTGCTAATACGTCTTTACGGGCGTTATCCCCTATTATTTGTCTGAGTTTTTTGTTCTCGATTAACCAGGTCAGCTTCTCAAAGAAAGATTCTTCATCGTCAAATAAGAACCCGGTCTCGTTCTCTTTAACACATAAGTAAGGATCGATGTTTGAGTAGAGTCCTGGTATCTTCCTGAGTCCGTACTCCTGGTACTTAATACTCGACTTAGACCGATTGAAACTGGAGTATTTTAAAGGCGCTAACCCGATGTCAAAGTCTAACTCCTGCCACTTCTTGCGCCAGCCACGGTGATCCGGGTCTCCTCCGATAAATTTAAGTCTTTTTTCCGGTAAGAACTTTTTAAAGTCGTCGATAATACACCCCATGATATGAATATCGACTTGAGGATATTTATTTACAATCCGTCTTAACGCGTACAAAACGCCGGTATCAACCAAGTCGCCGTAATGGGTTGCGCTCCCTTGATACCCCACCACGATTCTCTTGCCATTATCAGGAATTTTGGCGGGATCGTATCTGTAAGCCAAGGGATCAATCGCGTTCGGTAAAACGATAATCGGTTTAGTCCGGTATCTAGCCACAACTGAGGCTAAATGGTTTGTTGAGGTGGTTACATAGTCAACGTCGCATAATATAGTGGTAATGTTTTTAAGGTCTTTAGAACCAGGGTGATACCTGATGTAAGCGGGGGCCATTTCGTCGACGTCGTAAAAGTTGTCGTCAACATCCATGACTACGGTGAATCCGTACATTTCAGAAGCGGCTTTTAAATAAGCATAAGCTTTTGGAGTGGAGAAGTAGGAAGTCCAGATAAGATCATAGTCTTTGAACCTCTCCCACGCAATTTCCGGCTGTTCGCCTTTTTCCACAATCTTGTTATAGAAAGTGACTTCGTGATCGGAGTGGGATTCAACGTATTTTAGGGGAAGGTCTATTCTCCAGGCGTCGACACTGGATAATCTCTCGGTATTATTTGGACCTAAATAGTGCGTTCTGAGTGCGCCAATTTTCATAAACTGGCGGCACAGCACCGTTAATATATCACACTATAGCCTCAAGTGGAACCACCTGTGGGCTTTATACCCAAGTCTACCCGAATCATCCATGTAAATTGTTTCCTTTTCTCCAAAAGAATCTACAATTTCAATATTCACCGCCCCGGCTTTTTCTGTTGCCACCACATCACTTACGGTTGTGGTGTCGGTAATAACTAAATCATGGTCCACACTTAATTCAAACGTGTCTAAATTGAGAGTGTGATTGATATTCCCGGGCGAAACGTGGTCTACCCTAATCATCATTTCTCCACCAGAGATGTATGTAGAGGTGGGAGTTAAGAGATTAAAGTCATAAACCTGTTCGGTGGCTATTGAGGGTAAATCATCAGTATTTGAAGTAACAGCATCCCATTGGCTTAATAGGTAATTCCATAGGTAAATCTTAATGTCGTGGGCTGAGTTGCCGATATAATTTCCAGAGATATGAAGTTTTGAAGCGGTACTAATTACATTTTTAAAGTTAAAGATGTAATCAAAACCGGGGGTTCCGGTTGTCTCGGCCAAGACAAGAATATTATCATCATCTCCCCAGGTTGAATAAATATCCCCAGAAGTAATAGCTCCAGTTGTAACAGTTAGTGAATCCGGGTAATACCATGGTCCAAACGTATCGGCTGAAACATTATCACTTAGAGTTGTTGTATCAGAGACTACCGCGACTCCAGCACCGGCCTTTGAAGTAATAGAATCTGATAATGTGGAGGTTGAGGTTACGCTGGCAATCGCCCCACTGGCTACAGAAGCAATTACATCAGTTAGGGTTGAGGTGGAAACTGTGCTAGCCTGTCCTGCACCTCCAACACTGATTAAATTATCAGATAAGGTTGATGTGTCCGAAGTGTTGATTTCAAGTAAGTTAATCGCTGTGGTTAGAGTTGGAATGTCGGTAATCGTACTGGTATCGTTTACACTGGCTTGACCTGCCCCACCTACTGCGGTAACTGAGTCAGATAAAGTGGAAGTAGAAGCGACCAGAGTGTAGTTATCCCCCGAAGCGTTGACTAAGACCTGATCGCTGAGAGTGGAAGTGGAAGTAACCAGGGCTTGTCCGGCACCGGCTTTACTAGTGATCTGGTCTGATACGGTTGAGACACTTTGGACACTAGCGGTAGCGTCCCCGGCTTTGGCTGTAATCGAGTCTGCTAGAGTTGAAACGCTTTGAACACTAGCTAGGGCATTACTAGCTTTGCTAGCAACTGAGTCTGAGAGCGTTGAGATACTACTAACACTCGCTATACCCGATCCGGCTTGGGAAGTGATCGCATCAGATAGAGTTGAGGTTGAGTTAGTGGTAATGTTTAAATTGCTAGCTTCGACAGTTTCTTGGATAGTGATAGTGTCTGATACGGTTGATGAAGTATTGGCGGGGTTGCTATATTGAACCACTAATTTAGGTCGTTTAGCTTCGGTAGTATATTCAGATGACCAATAAATATTTCCATCTCTGCCCGCTTCTGCTGTTGTTTTTAATACAAAACCATTATTAGTAAAAGTTCCTTCATACATTTCTTGTATTTTTGAAGCCGTAAGACTAATTGTGTTTTCAGTTCCCTCGATTGTGGGATATGCCGTTGTAACCGATCCAATACTGTCTGCTTCCCTATCGTTAGTTGTATCGGCTGCTCCCGCAGTCGTCCAGGCATTTCCAGTACTCCAGTTGTTCCATGAGGCTTGAGACTCAACCCAGGCTCTGCGAGATCGGTAAACATTTAGTGTGCCAGAAGCCCCACCATAATTACCCCTAGCATAAAGATACAAAGTGGCATTAGTTATGGTACTTCCAGCTGGCAAACCAGATAAGTCAAATTTTATTAGACCCCTGTATTTATATGGATCACCAAACATATTACCTGTGCAGAGACTCAAAGGATCTGATGAGTCTGGAGTAGCTGTTGGAGTTCCTAAATCCATGTAAGTATCAGTGGTGACAGAAGCACCAGTTAAGGTTTGTGGGGAGGTATTAACCAGTCTAATTAAACAGTCTCCACCTTTGCTGGTGATAGATTCAGCAGGAGTTGAAACTGATTGAGTGTTAATGCTTAATTCCGATTGATATGGTTCTATTGTGGGGACATCAGCCAGAGTGGAAGTTGAGTTGGTTGAAATGAAGTTATCCCCAGAAGTGCTGGCTATCACCTGGTCATTAAGAGTGGTTGTGCTTGAGGTACTGGCTTTTCCACCACCACCAACACTAATAAGACTGTCGTTTAAAGTAGAAGTGGATGATACGGAAATATAGTTATCACCGGAAGTTGTAACGGTAGGAATATCTTGGATTGTAGTCACACTTGAAACACTAGCCCTTCCCGCCCCACCAACAGAAAGAATGGCATCTGATACGGTTGTGGTTGATATGGCTGAGGCTTGAGCAGAACCACCAATAGAAAGAATCGCATCTGTTAGAGTTGAGACAGAGTAAACCGAAGGGTTGAGGTTTGATTTAATGGTTATTGCGTCTGTAAGAGTGGAAGCTGAGCTTGCGCTTGCAAGAGCGTTCCCGCCTTTGGAAGTGATAGCGTCTGATAAAGTTGATGTTGATGAGGTAGTAATTTCTCTTAATACGTCCTGTTTATCAATGGTTGGGACATCTGTAGGTGTGGTTGCGCTTTGAACATTGGCCTGGGCATTGCCCCCAACAGAGATAATGGCATCAGCCAAAGTTGAAACCGATACAACCGAAGGATTAAGGTTTGAGGTGGTGGTAATCGCATCAGCTAAGGTTGAGGTAGAACTAACGCTGGCGACAGCGTTTCCAGCCTTACTAGTAATTGCGTCTAATAAAGTTGAGGCACTTGAAGTATTAGCGATAGCGTCTGAGGCTCTAGAAGTAATCGAATCTGTAAGTGTAGAGGCTGATGCCGTGTTAGCAAGAGCGTTACCGGATTTAGAGGTGATAGCATCTGAAAGTGTGGTGGTAGATAAAGTAGAAGCAACAGCGTTCCCACCCTTAGAGATAATTGAGTCGTTGAGTGTGGAGGTTGAACTAGCGTTAACGTTGCGTTCCGTGACCACAGTGACAGTCTCAGCCGTGGGTATGTCGGTTATTGTTGTGGTGGAGACAACAATAGGGCTGGGTTTGACAATAACTAGGGGTGAGTCTGTGGGAGTTGAGGTACTAACAGTTGAGGGTAAAAGTGGAGTTCGATTAAGAGTAATTGCGTCTGACAGAGTAGATGGAGAGGAGGCTGAGGCTGATCTGCCAGTATCCGCAGTCAATAAATGAAAATGGTCATAACCCAAGGTACTATCCCCAGGACTCCAAGCCCCCCAAGTACCAGTTCCCGAGTCTTTACCCCTAACTCTCCAGTAGTAGGTAGTGCCAGGAGAAGCAGAGGCAGTTAAAGCAGATTGAACGGTGTAAGTAACTTCCTCGGCACTATCCCAAGGGTGTCCTGCTTCAAAGTCACCTAGAGCGTCAGTGGAGAGGGAGGAGATTAGAGAACCACCATCAAACGGCATTAATGATGCAGCAGATGTAGAAAATGCTTTATTTCCTGACCACGTCCAGGTCATAGAAACCGATGATGATCCTGTTTTAGAACTTCCAGCCGATATAGCATGACCAGATTTTGTTTTATTCCACCTATTCGTTTGTCCAGAAGTTAGACCTGTCTGAGGATACTGAAGAATAATTACATCAACAATCGCTTCATTTGATGCACTTGTAAGTGTTACCGAACTGTTGGCTTGTGTGTCTGTTGAAACAAATGTTCCATCGTTATCTCCAATGCTTCCAACATTTTCCCATGTTTGCGCTCCTGCAATAATATCGTTTGCAGCATTTATAGTTACAACAACATCATTCGCTCCAGATTTGGGCTTTAACTTATACCAAAGTTCTGTTCTAGCATCAGTGGGCGTTGCATCATGACGAATTTTTGTTAAATTATCACCACCATAAGTTATACCTGTTACTGATTTTGCATTTCGTAATCCTACGCCTACAACAATAATCCCTCTAGAATTTGCATTCGTACTAGTTGTGTGTGACCATGTTAATGTTGTTCCAGAACCATCAACTGTTACGTTGGATGATACTGCGTCAAAAATGGGTTCTAAACTAAGTTCTAAATCATATTCAATCGTATCGCCTGTATCGGCATCTGTGCCCGTAAAGATTAAATCTGGAGTGGTATCGGTAATATCAGCGTTATCGGCTGGAGTACCAAGAGCTACGGTTGAGGCAGTATTTCCTAGTATCTGAAACCCAATCACTCCAACGGGGTCGTTAGCGGTTGAAATTGTCCCGCCCGTAACCGTTCCAGGGTTTGCCGTAGGAGTACAGGTTTGTAATCCTAATTGAGAGTCTGGGGTGGTGGCAGATTGAGTGTATTCTGCAACAGCTTCTGTCCAATCTCCACCCGACTCACCGGTTGCGCTAACAAGTCCATTGTCGTCTATCTGAAAGATACAAGCTACGGCTAAAGCTCCTGCAATAGTTGTGGTAACACTAGGAAAAGCTGGATCCGTAGCGTGTGATTGATGAGCGAAACTGGCTGTAGGGACACATTGAGTGATTGTGCCAGAGGTTCTTCCAGAGAAACTATAAATTCTACCAGTACGCATGGTTGTGACTGCAGGAGTTCCGAAAGATATTGCGTCACCATCTTCATCCCCAACTGCTATTTTGCCAAATATCCAATGCTTTGCAGAAGAAGTCTCAATAGCGTATCCACCGGCAGTTAAAAGTGTCCAATCTGCAGGTGTTGAGGGAGTAGTGGCTGTTCCTTCGTAGCCAACATGGGCAATTAAAATATCACCAGCATCTACTGTTGCTGGACAAGTAGGATTTAAATCACCACCACTCGCTTCGGTAGTGGCACCTGTGCCCGCTGATTTATATGCTATTGCCATAAAAAAGCTCCCGTTATCCGAGAGCCTCCTTAGTTGGTAATTTCTCACCTATGCTGATTTGCAAAGCCGGTCCAGCCCGATCCTCGGGCTTGGTTATAGTTATTTGAAGCGGGTTTTGGTCGTCTGAGTTGAACCACTTTGTTATTTCCTGCACCACAAAGCTCACCGCTTCTTCAAGGGTGTCAGTTACTTTTTGAATATCATTTACTTTGATTTCTAACACGTTTCTCCTTTTTTACTGGTTGGTATTCTGCCGGTATCCCCCCGAGTGGGAATGACCTACCACTTTCGTCAATGTGTTGGCAGAACAACGCTGTATCGACAAGAAATGGTGACTCCATCTTGTCAAACTTCGGCCAGCCAGCTTTAGTAAAATACTTGCCTTTCATTACCCTGGTACAAAACTCCAGATCAGAAGTCCCGACTTCGCCCATCCAAGTATGCAATTCTTTCTTGTAAACAATACGGGCGGGTTCTTCAAAAATCCTACGGGTTAAACGTCCGCCCACGGTGTATTCGGGAGACTCATCCCACAATGCTTTTAAAAGTGACGAGTGGATTAAGATACACCCGGTAGGTACACCGTCAACAAAGAACTTTGTTCCCATCTTCCAATCTGTGAAGAACGAGTTACCACGTCCTTTGTAGACGATAGGTTCCGGGGGTATAGATTTAGTAAAGTAGAGTCCTGAGACAACGGGATACTTCTTATCTAGCATATACTGGTTGATCTTGATAAACGCATCCATCGGAATGATGTTGTCCTGTTCGATCAGCCACAACCATTCAAACTTCTCTCTTAAGACTCTTTCCACAATTAAGTTCTGGGCGTCTGAGACTTGGAACCTTAAAGGCATGGATGAGTTGATAAACTCCAGGTGTTCGGAGAGTGACCAATTAGTCGGAATAACCTGGTTGTAGCGCCTCTGGACCCATTCTATGCGAACTAGTCCGGTGACTGGCGTTCCAACCATTAGTCTCTGTTTCCAAGCGCCCCGGTTCTCTAATATTTCAGATTTATCTTGATGTACTTTCATTTTTTTACCTCTACATAAATGGTATCGTTTCTAAAGACAGTCTTGCCTTTCTTCTTAAGTTTCTTGGGGAAGGTAAATATACCTAACTGCTTAACCGGCGTGTTTCTTCGGTAAACCCCAACATAACCTTCTTTGAATCCTACGGCTGTAATGCAGTAGTTGATGAACTGAGGATTGATGGGAACTTGGTGGAACTCGCCCCCGTGGGCCTGATTACCGTAGATAGTTTGGGCTGTTTCTACATATTGCTTGAGATTAAACTCTGGGAAGGTGGTCATGCGTAGCCAATCAATCGCTAGTCCGTCAAAGTTAGGGCAAGTCATGATAAACGTCCCACCGGGTTTTAGAACTCGGTAGATTTCGGTTAATGCCGGAATAATCTCGGTAATTGCCATGTGTTCAATGACTTCGTGAGCCTCAGCCCAATCAGCGTAGTTATCGGGGAAGGGCATCTTCTGAATGTCGGCTTGGATAAACTCTGCTCCCTTCTCAAACATGGCGTATTTAAACTTACCGGAGGCTTCTTTGAAGTCTTTATCGGCTACAAACTTGTCGACGTTGATCCACCCCTTCTTGGCGTATATCCCACAGCCTAGATTAAGCTTTACCATACGATGTGTCCTCCCTGCGCTTCACGAGTAAGACTTCCATGATCCCGTTATTCACAAAACTAATGTGTTCAATTCTCCAGGGTTTGGGCTTGTAGACTTTGAAATTGTGAATCCCGGCTTGCTGTTCTAGGGGGTCAAAGTAGGAGAAGGTCGCCTCGTTCATGGGGTTCACGTTACCGGGGTCTTGATAGAACATGTAGGACCCGGCGTAAGGGACTGAGATCATGAATTGGCCGTTAAACTTTAATACTCTCCAGACCTCGTTCATGAAGTCAATAAAGTGTCCGTTATCTCTTGAGACCTTCTGTAAGACCTGATCTGCCCGGACGATATTAAACGACTCGTCTGGGAATATCCAGGGTAATTTGTTAAAGTGCCAGGCTACGTCAACATTATCCCCGCCCCTGGAGTCCATGGTGAGGAAGTGAGGTTGAGGGTTTAACTTACCTTCTAGGTCTAGGTTGATGTAAGACCTGTCTTTCAATAGCTTTTTAATTTGCATAATTGTTAATTTATCGCTAGCCGTAAATGTCTCCACAAACGGCTAGCAATAAACGGAGACATTTAATTTTTAAACCTAAGCTGACGGGAACTGAATGTCGTAGGTTAAATTGACTGCCTGGTTCGTTGCTAGAGTACTGGAAGCAAACGTGTTCCCTGCAAACATTGATCCTGCGCCCGTAGTTGAAACAGCGTACAGACCAACATTACCAATCGTGGTTGAGGCTAAGACGTTACTGGCTAAAGAGCCGGTAAATCTGAGTGTGCGCGAGGCTTCAACTGATCCCGCAACTGCGAATGAATTGTCAGTGTCAGCAATCTCGGCCGGGAGTGCGGTAAGCGTTGAAGCAACCGTACCACCAGAACCTAAACGTGCTGATGAGACTTTAATTGATCCAGCCACTCCACCCATGAGTTCAACAATGTAGTGTTGCGCCCCAAGGTTGGTGATCATGTTGGGTTTCCAGCCGGAATCACCTACGACTTTCATCTTGCCGTTCTTGTCTTCCTCGACAATGTTGACGCGGAAGAACCCGCCCATTTTTGTGTGATCTCTCATTTATTTTCACCCCCTTTCTAACTATATGAATAACTAGCACGATCATTCCAGACGTTGTTAAAGCTGTCGTCACCGTCAGCCCATTGAACGTCGGTAAGATTAGTGCCCGAGTAAGTAAGTTTCTGTATTCTCCATAAAGCCTCGTCTTTGCCGGTTCCCATCGCTGCCTTGCCGATATAGATGGGATTGTTATTTGAGTCGTATTCCATAGTGATAGTTTGCCTGGGATCGACGTTGATTAGATTGCCTTGGTTATCTACTTGGATTCGTTTTAAAGTATTTGGGGTAGTGCTTGAGTCCTCGCCCGTAAGAACGACTGCGGGAACGCCATACTTATCGTCAAAGCCCTGGTTCTGCATCTCCTGGGTTGATTCTTTTATGATTGATCGGCCGCCAATTTGTGTTGGCATATTAAACCCTCGCTACGGTTGGTACATCTACCGCCGTGATAGTATCTGCTAAGTTAGAGTTCTGTGGCGATAATAGCCTAGCGGGTACATCTACCGCCGTGGTTACATCTACCGCCCGCACGTTCTGGCGGCTAGAGAGAATGGTAACAACATCCCTTGCGGTCGTTTTACTAAACGGACGGGCATAACGGGTTAAAAATATCCTGCCAATGGCAACCCCGGCATCTTGGGCCATGTTTAAGAGTTCCTGTTCGGAATACTTTGTCTTGGGGCCACTTATGGCTAGATCAGCCCGAAGCGCCTCCCATAGCATTTCTTGAACCGTTAAGTCCATGCGCTTACCGTAAAGAGACAACGACATGGCTTCTTGAAGGGTATACTTTTGATATGGTTCGGTGCTAAAGTATTTATTGACCGCCTCCTGTTCACTTAACCTGGCATTAGAGGTTAAAGCGTTCCAAATGGCCTGTTCGGTGTTTTCAGTCAATTGACCCATATCTGATCCTTTCTTGGTCTATTTTGTCCATCCGTTGCATAAAGCGGACAAACTCGGCAATCTTGGCTACCTTTAAGTTAAAGTTTGAGTTCTTGGTATTGGTAGCTTTCTCTGCCTCCTCTATCATTTTTTTGTAATTGTTAAGACCGTCTTCTAGTTCTCCTATCTGGACTTTAGTGCGGTAGTATTTATCAATAGTTTTCAGGTCTTCGGCCAGACTCTCTGACTTATCCCAAATGTCGCTAACTTCAAAGTATTTAGCTGAGTAAGGCTTACCGTTTAACTCCTCGTATAAAGCGATAGGTTCTGGAGTTTTACTTGGTTCTAAAACCGGATCAGGGTTTTTAGACTCTGGTATAGTCTCAGCCTTTGGTTCAACTGCGGTTCTAAAGGCGGTGTCTGCGGGCATAATCGCTTATGATCCTTTCCAGGCGGTGTATTTCGTACAAGTCGTTGTGCTTGTGTGCGTCTTTTAACGCTCGTCTCATGCTTTCTAAAGTGCTGTCCTTAGTTTGGCGGTGGACCTGGTTTAGTAACTTATCAGCGTGTCTGCTTTCATAACCGCGCTTGTCACGGTCTTCCTCTAATTTGGCTAGGTCTTCATATCGCGTAATCATTTATTTGCGGACACTTTGTCTTTATTTTTTGCTTTCCATTTTCTTTGATATTCACTTCTGCTTATCATATTGTTGTTCCGAAATTGTTTGGCCTCCTCAATTTCGGTAAGGAAGCCAAAACAACAATGTTAACTTTGATCGGTAGCTCCAGATTTAATTTCAATAATCCAATCACTCACTAAACAAACTGCGGACATGGTCATAGCCCATCCAACAGTACTGTAGCGGTCAACGGGATTCGAAGTGTCACCTGGTCCTGGTGTCTTAGCGTAGACTTTCTGCGAATCACCCTCAAGGTCGGTCACGCCAAAGGCGTTCTTACCATGAACAAAGGTGTGAATCAGATCGGCGCTGGAAGTACCGCCATTGCTGGTTTCTTTCCAATTGGTTGTTTCCACGAATCTGACTCCGTGTAGTCGGCCAAGTTCGCCTTTATACAAATTCTCACCATCTTTGTAGGTGTGTGCATTCACCCAAGTGCTGTCACCCATGAGATCATAGGATGCATATGGGGAAGTCTTACCCAAGAAGTAACCATCGTCGTATCTAGAGGCTTTGTTGGCTTTGAGGGTGCGGACTGCTTTTCTAACTTCGGCGGCTGATAAAGTATCAGTCGTACCGATGTCAGTTAAAGCGGCACTGCCCGCGGCGAATTGATCAGTATTGCTTAAAGCAAGACCTTTCTCGCGGATCATTTGATCGCGGGATTCACCAGCGTTCTGGGCCATGATTTCGACGGCACTTTTCATCTTAGCGTCAACGGCGGTAAGTTTGATCAACTTGGACACTTTAGTGTATGAACCAAACTCAGAGAGAGTGGTAGATACGGTCGAAGCGGACAAACCAACCTCAGAAGGATTATCACCTTCTGTCAGTTGGGCGGTAATGATGGTCGGTGCGGTGTACTTAGTAAAGTAAATAACTTTACCAGAGGCTTCGGGTACAGGTCGCATTTGCGCGCCTTGTTCGTGGATTAACCAATGTTTGGCGGTATCTATGAACAGGCGGTCGTAATACTTCTGCATTAAAGCACTCAGGTAAGTTTTACCGGTGTTTGTTGCTGCTGCTCCCATAATATATTCACCTCATTTCTATAGGGACTATCCGTGTAGCTTGGCAATTTGCTTCTCGGCTTCTTCGATGGAGATTTCCCCTGCGTCTAATTGACGCATAAGTTCTTCTTCACTTGAGACTCGAGACGCATTTGTCTTTTGAGTTAGCGGGGCGGCTGATGCGGCTTGATCTTGCAATCTAGCTGACGCGGTCGCTCTACCCTGCTGCTCTGCTCCACGGCGGACATCCATCAAAGGTTCGATGAAGTCCTTTAACCGAACGTTGTGATCAGCTTTGTAGGCTAAAGCAAAGTTTGTTTTAGCTTGGTTGATCGCTTTGGCAATCGCGGGATCGGCAAGTTCGCCTGATAGTTCCGGATAAGTGCGTTCTAAGTAGGAAACGTCTTGTTCAAGATTATTCTTGAAGGTCATTTCCTCTCTTAGATTAGCGACTTCCAAAGAAGCTATCTCACGGGCTTTCACGGTTAAGTGTTGCTCGTATTGTTCGGGCGTTAACTCTTGTCCGGCAATGTCTTTAAAATCTGCTTTAGGTTGTACCCACGGAGGTAAAACTTGTTCCGGACTAACTGTCCTCGGTTCCTCCTGAATCACCTGCCGCAGAGTTTGATTCTCTTGCCGTAATTCGTTCCGCTCGTTGGCGAGTTGCTGAACTCGCTTTTGCCCACGTTCGGACTTTATTTCCGATTCTTCGGTTTCGGCTTCGGTTTGCGCTTCACCTTCTGCCTCTACCGTTTCCTCGGTCGTTTGTTCAGGTTCTTGAGGTTCCTCGACGGGTTCTTCTCCGCCGGTCTCTTGTAAGACTTCCTCTGGTTCGTCTACCATACGATCCTCTCTACGCGCCACTGACTTTGGTAATATCGATGTTCAGGCTGCTAACATCGCTGTTTAAATAACAGTAAACGGAGGCTGTGCCGCACCCCCCGTTTAGCGTTTTTCAAACACTGGTCCCTTTTCATTCATGCCCACCAACAATTTGTGTGGGCCAATATATATAGCGTGGCTTAAATCGCATGAGTGGCAAACTAGGTGATAACCTTGCTGTCGCCACTCATGGCCGACTAAGTCTGTATTGATGTTAAAGTGCCTTTCTTGATTCGGTAACGAGTTCTCTGGCATTTTCAACCCTCTTAACTAGAGTGTTTAATTGATCTGAGACAATGTCGTAGACAACTGATCTCATCCCATACGACTTAAAGAAGTCGTCATCGTCACCCTCCAAGTTAAAAGTAGGTTTAATATTTTGTTTCATTGATTCAACTATCCGAGTAAAGACTTTCCATCCCGGCATCTCTGAGAGTTCGGCCAGTTCTAAATCATCCTTATCCAGCTTCTTATCAGTCTTATCGTGCCTTTTAAGGTCGCGGGCAAACTGTAGTAAGGATGATCTGGCTGGTGTTAAAGCGTCAGTAGCCATTCATGCCTCCCATCCCCTGTGGTTGGGCCGGTATTTCTGAAATGTTGCCTAGTATCTGTTGGGCTGCCGCTTGAATCTCCGGGTCCTGATATTGTTGAACTTGTTGCTGTTGCTGCATCATTTGTTGTTGAACCATGGGGTCTTCCTGAGGGTTGTAGTCCACAATGATCTTCTCCCAATCCTGCACTCCGGACGCGGTCACTAACCTAGTGACCAATTCGGCAAAGTTGACATCCTTACCGTCTTTGTGCATGGCCTCAATGAGTTGGGGCGCTTGCATAAACATCGCCAGTAGGGTGTTCATGTTGGCCACTTCTTTTTCCTTATCAGCAACTACAGTTGAACCAGAGACCATTTGATAGTCAAACTTAGTCCCACCAAACTCACCGGAACCGATAGTTAATTCGCCTCTCTCACCGCCCTCGTACATATCCAAGACATCGGGGTAGGTCTTACTTATCTCCTCAATCTCAGCCGCGAATAGTCTTAAAGTGATTGGCTTTTCTTGTTTAAGTGAAGTTAAATTAACAAACTTACCAATAATAGACTCAATAGTTTTCTCCATTTGAAAGCGATCCCAATTATCCCTTGA